AATACGCAAAAGAATGTGTTAGAGAAGCTTACAAAGAGATTGTCAAAAATAGTTACGTATCAGATGACAGAGTTGAGCAAGCTGGATTAAACGAAATTATCAATAAAGTTTTCGAGGAGGACACGAAAAATGACTAAGTTTGAAGAAGAATTTAAAGCATTAACTAGTTGGGACTGGGTAAATGCTGATTTAATTCAGCAGATATTAACAAGGTTCGGTAACTGGCACTCAGACGAAGAGTTTCAAGCTAAAGAAAAAGAAATAAAGCGACTCCGAAAAATAAACCATTTATATAAAAAAGCAAAAGGCAATGCCGAAAGAATGGCAGTTAATAATGGAGAAAGGCTTAATCAAGCACAAGATGAAATAGCATCCCTCAAATCCCAACTCCAACAGCAAGCCCTGCCAGTCGTGCCTGATTTCATTGGTAAGTTAATCAATACCTTTGGCGCCCCTGAAGACGGCAAGTATATTAACTATTCAGCAAGCTATCTTGAAATTCAAAAGGAATTAGATTGGATTGATAATCATCAAAAAACGTGGTTAACTGCTCTGCTCATTGGTTTCAGGGTCGAAAAACCGCAGCTGTTCTATTTGAAGAATAAGCTGACAGGTATGTGGCTAATGCGAGATGAAGTAGATAAAGTGTATCCATACGACCATACTTTAGACATACGCAACATAGATAAATTCACCCAGCAAGAAATCGACAGCATGGATACTGGGAGCTATGAGCTTGTGCCTGTGGAGGACGGAGAATGAGCCTAGAATTAGTGGATACACCTAAGGAACTAGTGGAAGAGTACGGTAGCAAGTGCCTTATGGGAACAGATGAAAATGGTCAAGTATTTTTCACAAAAGCACAAGTAACGTTTATAGAATTAGTGGAGGACGGAGAATGAGCGACCCTTGCTACAAAGATATAACCTGTCCATATTGTGGTAATAGTAGCAGGCAACCAACAGCTTGGATTGATGATGAGAGGTGTTCGGTCTGTGATAAATGGATGATTCAAAAAGAGCATAATCTTTTAGAAGATGAGCTTAAAGCTTTGGAAAAAGAATATGAAATTAGACGTAAAAATATTTACAAAAAATATGAAACTAAGCCAGTATTTAAAATGGAGAGAATAAAATGACAAGAGGATTTAAAAAACTAAACGAAAATGCGACTATTCCAGAACGAGCGACAGAACATAGCGCAGGATATGACATTTCAGCAAGTGAAACAGTTACGATTCAACCTGATGAAATTAAAATGGTAAGCACTGGGCTAGCTGTTCAACTTGGTGATGATGAAGTATTGAAATTATACGACCGTTCAAGTAATCCAGTTAAGCGTGGCATTGCATTGATTAATTCAGTAGGAATTATCGATTCAGATTACTATCCGCAAGAATTTAAAGGCTTATTTATGAATATCTCAAAAGAGCCTGTAACGATTTCTAAAGGTCAAAGAATAATGCAAGGGGTATTTGTCAAATACCTTACAACAGAAGATGACAACGCAAATGGGAAGCGTACAGGTGGTTTTGGTAGCACTGGGGAGGTGTAAGAATGACACAAGAAACAGAAAAAGAGCGCATTTATCGTGAAGCACTAGATGAAATAAATAATTTAGCAATTGATGTGGCCATGGATTTTGAAGAAACTGGAATTGGTTCAGTTGATTGCGGAAAAATAATGGATATTGTAAACAAGGCATTTTTTGCAGAAACAAATCAACAACCTTCAGATACTGACAAACTTTCGGTTGAAAAACTCCAAGAAGAACTAGAGAGCTGTATTCAAACGTTGATTGAAGCGAGCGCAGCAGCAAATATCACTCAAGATATTGTTGTGGGAAACCTTGTAGACAGAAAGCTTGCAGACCTAGCTAAAACTCATAAACTTGCAGTTGATTATATCGAAAAAGTGACCGGAAAGAATATTGATGTTGTACTGGCTGAGAATGCTTCGCTTGAAGCGGAGGAAGAAAATGAGTGATACGCATAAATTTCTAAGCAAACAAGAACTTGAACTCCAAGAAGTTAATTATATATTTTCATTACGTGCTGAAAGAGACGAACTCCAAGAACAGCTTAACACTGCGAAAAAGTATATCGAGCATGTTATTGGAACGATTAAACATGATGGGCATTTAGGAACTATTCAAACAGACTGGATTTTGCCTTATTTAGAAAAAGCACTCGCAGAGATTGGAGGGGATGATGACGAAAATAGATTATAAATTTATTTTAATGCTATTGATTGATGCACTTTATTTCTCTGGAACAATTGTATATATAGGGATTATAAGTGATCAAAATTATTTAAATTATTTTCAAACGTTTTTGGTTATCTTATCTTTTTGTATCATTACCATTTTAGGTTTTATCTTGTACATCTTAACAGGAGCGAGTATTCCAAACCGAAATGAAGGGAGCGGCGATGAGTGAAGAAATTCAAGGTTGGAGAGATATTATCCAACAAAACGGGAAAAGAAAACGTCCCCAGCTCACGATTCCGAAAAGCATTGCGGATGAGTTGGATAATTTTTTTTATGGTCTTGATGCAACAGACCTTGATTATGTGCTTGACGAAACTAGACCTAACGGTGTGATAGCTTTCAATGATTATTACTTAAAAAACAAAAATATCATTGCTTTATACCTTGCAAGCAGAGCCCTCGGAGTTGATTTAGTGAAAGTGGTGGAGGCGTGAGAATGACAACAGTTAAAATCGTGCAAGACTACCAAATAAAGTTGTTAAAAATTATATTCAAAGAAATTGATAGCCTGATGAAGAAAAAAGAAAAGGCTGATATCAACGCACAAAAACTTGCTGAAAACGGGAATACAGTTAGAACATCAGCGTATTGGAAATCAGTAGGAAATGCAGAGTTTTACATTAAAGAGACCTACCAAAAGTTGAGCGCTTTAGCAGAAATTGATAGACTTTTTCATTGGTCAAGTCGTTTACATCAAGAGCAATTACAATTTGTTAGTAAATACCCTAAAGTAATGGAAAAATACAGACAATCAAATTAAGGAGAACTATGAAAGTATATGTTTTAACCGCAGATACCTATAATGAAGCATGGGGTTCAGAAATAAGCCTATTTGGAGTATTCTCAACCAAAGAGAAAGCTGAAAAACAAGCTAGTGAAATGAATTTAGATTGTCCTGACATTTCTATTGTAAATATTGATGAAAATGGCATTTCAACCTACTTAGGAGGATATGTTGAATGACCGACAAACTAATATCGCTGGTCAATGACTGGTGGGGAGGGATTGAATGAAACAATATTGGGTAATTGAAAATCATTTGGACGGAGGACTTTATCTGATGCCAGAAGATACTCCAGAAGAAGAATTAGGAGAAGTTGAAGTTTATTGTGATACATGCGGAGACAATGATTCTATTATTGGTCGGTTTTCAAACTGGAAACAACTAAAAAAAGAAATGACTGATGATGAAGGTTGGTGTCCATATTCGGATGAATATTTGCAATCAGTATTTGAGGAGGACAACCAATGAAACTAATGTGTAAGCTGTTCGGGCATAAGTGGTCTGAACGAAGATATATCGAAGAACCTTTTGTTAATGGGTGTAAAGCACTACCATATAAGAGATGCTTGAGATGTAGTGAGTTCGCATGGGATTTCAACCGCTCAGACCTTGACGAGTCAGAGAACGTGTTCGGGGAGGAATGATGTATAAGAAAGCAACAATATTTATTATATGTATGATTATTGGAATGGCAATATCTGTTGTTATGGATTACTTCATTCAAAATGCTACACCATTTAGATGGATTGTTATTATAGCGACTTCTGCATGGTTTGCTTATTCATCAGAATTTGAGGAGAATCACAATGACAGAAGCTGATAAATGGCTTGATAAACATATGGATTGAGGTGGAGATGAAAAAATTTAGATTAGTAAGTAACTTGCTTGTGGACAAAGATAGAGGTTTTTGTTCAAAATTCCAGTTTGTTGAAGCCGATAGTTTCGATGAAGTAATACAAGAAATTGAAAGCAATGCAGGTTGGTACACTGGTATCAACGCAGCTTTCAAAGTTGCCTATATCGAGGAGGTTGTGGAGTGAGAAAAAATAGAATAAAAGAGCTTAGAAAAGCTCAAAAAATAACTCTAAAGGAATTATCAGAGAAGCTAAAAGAAAAAGGACTATCCTTTACTGATAGTCAGCTTTCTAAGTTTGAAAATGGTATGAGTACCCCAAGAAATGAAGATATCTGGCAAGCTTTAGCAGAAATTTTTGATGTAAGTCTCGCATACGTTATGGGCATGGAAAGGGGCTTGTTAGATATTTATCCGCCTACATTTACCCATAGG